GGAATCACCTTGCGAAGATACTCTTCATTGTAGAGAAGATTTCTTAGAATTAGGATCTCAACTTTGTCCATGTGGTATATCAAAAACGAATGTTATACGAGTCTCATCACCGACATTAACGGTGCCGTGAGGTAATTTATTATTGAACCAGAGAAGAGTGCCTGGTTCTACTATCACACTTTCTTTACCACAGAAATACTGATACCGACCAAGGATAGACAGATGATATCTATTCCTGGTCTGGTAGTAAGTGCCTTCATCAATATGAGCTCCGACAATCTCATCTACAGGAAGTGAAAGAAATCCGCACCTGTGAATCTCTGCATTCTTAAACTGCTTGCGTATGATCTTTCTGATCTCGCTGTGATGAGCATATGCTGGAGTCTTGATATTGATCTCCGAGTCCCCAACAAAGTCTTCCTTGTTACGGACTCCTCCCATTATAAGTTGAAGAGCACTAACTGGCAAGTCTGCAAATCCTCTATCAACTAAGGACTGGGAGTCCTTCAGATTTTTCTGATGGTCCCAGTCCTGTGGATGTTTCTTTAATTGTTGTACTACTTTGTCAACGTTGATTCCAGTTTTTAGAATCTTGATCATGATCCGTAACTAAACTCCTCTCTGGCAATCTCGTCCAGTTTCTCCATCACTTCAGGAGTAAAGTATTGTTCTGGATCTTTGTAGATCGCCTTGGCATAGACTTTCTTGCCGTCTATTTCATAACGTCCAGCAACGTTCTTCCAGAGACCACCCAGTTCACCCAACTCAAGAAGACCGTAATATCGATCAAGACCACGCTCATCGTAATAAAGACGCACCGTAACATCTTTGTTCTCCTTACTCAAACGCGACTTGTGAGTCTTAGCTTTGATAAGGTTTCCGATAACAGTCGTTCCATCCTTTTCTTTTTTCTTGCTGAGATAAATGATCGAAGACGCGGCATACTTGAGGCCGCTACCTCCTCCCATTTCTTTAGTAGGGACATAAGCTCCGATGACATCGTAGGTATGATTGGTTACAATCATTGGTATGTTTGCTTGACCCAACTTCAAAGTGAGCATTCTGAAAGCACCTTTGACCAGTTGGGATTTGGTCATGTCACGAACTTGCTTATCGTTCAGTGCGTCAGTGATCTCCTTTTCAGTGGAAAGCATTCCTAAGGAGTCTAACACAAACATGCACGGTTTGCGTTCATCTACAGGTTTTTTTAAGTATATATCTACTGCCTTCAGTGCTTTGCTACGAAACTCTTCGATTGTAACAACATTGACAACTACTAAGCGTTCTAAGTCAATACCCCTACTTGCGATAAGAGTCTTGTTAACAGCGGCTTCAGTGTCAAAATATAGGCAATAACCATCAGGGTTAGCATCAAGGAAATTTTTAACGACAGCGAGGCTGAAGAAAGTTTTTCCAGTAGAAGACTCGCCAGCAATGGCAGTAATCTTATTCCCAGATACACCACCAAATATAGACCCTGAAACAAGTCCGTTAAAAATGTACGAACCCGTGTCAACAAATTGTTCTGTGTCGTCGATGTCTCTTGCGAGTTTGGTGTAGTCATCTCCAATTTCTTTTACAATCTCTTTTAAAAAATCCATATCAAATACCTAATAGTTTGCGTTGACGTTCAAAATACCCGTGAAGAATCCAAGAACTACTGTTCATTTTATCATCTCCACCTACACCCCACTCAAAGACAACCCGTGAATTATCTTTGAATCGTTCCAACTCAGGTGTGTTTCCTTTCTGACGATCACCTCCGTTACAGAAGATAACCTTATCAGCAATATCCAAACACTTCTCAATCGCACCACAAGCACTGTCATCAGCATCATCCCAAGATATAACAGCATCAACCATATTGAGATGACGTACAATATCAGCACGCTCTGTCCAACACTGAAAGTATTGACCCTTCTTACGTTTTAACCAAGGATCTCCATTGAGACCAACAACAAGATAATCAGAGAAGTCTTTTGCTCTCTCAAAATATCTAATATGGCCACTATGGATGGGATCAAACCCACCCGTAACCAAACTCAATTTCTCAAAAAACATTAGATAACAAATCCAAATTCTTCACGAGCAATTTTTTTATAAGGTCCACCTGGGTTAGCATCGCGGATCTCTTTAATTCTAATCATCTTCTGATAAAGTGCTGCATCACCACCCAGTCGCAATGCACTGACAATGGTAGCAAGTTCTTTATCGTTGATAGGCAGGTCCATTAGGAGAAAAATAGTTCTAAGTTTACAGTTTTTTCGACGTTCCAACCAATTGCGTCAAGGATCGCTTTTAGTGGTTCGACAAAGGACTTCTCAAATTGTAAGTCATAATCGATGTACTTGTCAAGGTTCAGTTCTTTCGGAAACTCTTGAATAAACGAGATCACATTCTCATGCAAAATGTTTGGTTTCTTCAGGTAACAGAATTTGATCTTTTCACCATTCTTGATGAGTGAATATTTATTATCAAGTTTGTTCTTCTTGATATAGTGGTTAAACAGAAGTGCGCCACGACAATGAATGGGAGTTCCTTTGACATAGATGTCAGAGGACGATTTATACTTCACAACATCAGAAACAGAACGAGGAAATGAAATTTGTTCTGGTGGCAGTGCCTTGAACTCTGCACGACTCTTATCGATGAATTCAATCACATCCTCTTCAGTTCCACTCATCATCAACTTCAAGGCATCCTTAATCATCTTCCTACATGGAGCAGGAGTAGATGACTTAACAGCCTCGATACCCATCATCTTGAGTTTAGGGTCTTCATAACGAACACCCTCACTATCCCACACGTTAAGAATGTATCGCTTCTTCGCAGTCCAGATACCACGATCGGCAATATTCTCACGCTTCATTTGCATTTTCTGGTCGTATGCCGAAACATATGTCGCCAGATTTTGATAGCAATTATCGATATACGGTTCAAACTTTTCTTCGCAGATCTTGTTAAGTAAGGAAACAATTGCTGCTTTGTCGCCAGACTTATTAGCAAAAAATTTATCAACAAGAGGTCCAAGATTAAGATAAATTGAATCTGTGTCAGATGCAATTACGTAATCCTCTTCGGTTGTTTGTAACAGTTTATTTAGATAATCATTCATCTTACTCTCAATCCAACGGATAGAGACTTGACCAGAAAGCGTAATCGCCTCCGCATTGGCCAGTTTATAGTACCTAAAATACTGATTACCGATAGCACCATAAGCAGAGTTGAGTGAGATCTTCTTAGCCATCTGGATATTGTTACAACGGGCGATCTCTTTCTCCAGTGCTTTAGTAGGAGTCTTTTCATAATCTTTCTTTGCCTGAATCATCTTCTTTTTGAAGATCACACGGTCACCATACATCTTATCCATGAGTTCTGGTAGGAACCCACGAACATCCTTACGATACATTGCACCATTGGCACACACTGCATTATCCTTGTAGAGTTCAAAATTTATCTCCTCATCAAGGATTCGGTCAACTGTTGCCGTTGGGTGTCGTTCCTCCAGAAGTGTTTCCGGGGAAATATTGTACTGCATAATAAGATGAGGATAGAGAGAGTTAAGGTCAAAACTGACAACCCAATCATACTTTCCTGGAATCGGTTCCTTGACATATGCACCTGCGTACTTTTCGTTTTTGGATGCCTTGATCTTCGGCGGAATAACAATATCTCTCTTCTTTAGATAGTTGTAGATAATGTTGTCCCACATGCGAACCTGATAGAACACATCCGCATAGTTGACCTTAGCATCATACGCCATTGTCAATGCAAGTTCAATCAACTTCATCTTATCTTCCAGTCGGTCAACAAGTTCTACGTCAACGATGTTGTACTCGATGAACTTTTGCCACCCGTGGGTATAGAAATCTTTGAAGGTATCAAACTCAGAGTGGTCAAGTTTCTTCTGACCAAGTTCTACCTCAGCTATGTAGTCCAGACGATAAGATTCTTGTGCCTTGTAAGTAAACTTCTTATACAGATCCAGATAGTCAAGTTGAGTCAGTCCACCAACATCAAAGGTGATCTGCTTTCTACCTTGGATATAGATCTCTCCTTCAGTCACAAGACCCCAGTTGGAGAATCTCTTCATCAACTTCTCTCCAAGCACCCTGTTAAGACGCTTACAGATGTATGGGATATCGAACAGTTGAATGTTCCAACCAGTCACCACGTCAGGAACATCCTGCATCCAGTAATTGATGAAATCACTGAGCAGCTGATGTTCTGTTGAGCAGTAACGATAGGTTACGTTCTTCTGTTTGTTGACAAAAGGTTTTACACCCCAGGTAATAATCTCCTTGGTGGTGTAATCCTGAATTGTGATTGCAAGGATCTCTTCCGATGCAGACTCTACATCAGGAAATCCTTTCTCTGCGGTGGTCTCAATATCAAGAGTTACCAGTTTGATCTGACTGATGTCAAACTTGATTTCATCCTCAGGATACTTCTCTGAGATGTATTGATAGATATAACGATCATTACCGTAGATCTCAAATCCATCTACTTCATCATATTTCTTGTAGAACTCACGGCAGTCACGAACGCTACCGGGTTTGATTGGTTCTACTGAATCTCCACTTAATGTCTTAAATTTAGAGTCTTTCTTGGACTTAACAAAAAGGGTAGGAAGAAACTCATCACGGTATTCATATCTCTTACCATTGTCAACGCCACGAACCAAAACCTGGTTCCCGATCAGTTGGACATTAGTGTAGAATCGCATTAAATAAGACCTTTGTAACTATCAAGAATTTGCATTGTAGGTTCTGAAAGAGTAAGAATCTTGTCAGAACTCATCATAAAAACATCGTCAGATGCGAACCCCTCTAACCAGCGGCGCAAGAATAGTTTACCATCTTCTTGCAGAACCACCTCATAGGGTTTGGTCAGTTTACAATCCGGTTCACCAATATCAGCACCGACTTGTTCAACCTGCGAGATTAACTTTAGGTTGTTTGTCAGGACCATCAGTTTGATTATCTTCTCCTGCTCCGTCTTTTCCATAGTTCACAACATCCTTTACGTACATTTCTTTTAGTTTGACCACAGGGTCAACCATTGTAATAACCCAGTCAGCTACCACAGGGATAGTCTCCTCTACTGCAAGAGGCATCCAGGGGAACAAAGAAACTTCATACCCTGCCTTTTTATTAGGACCCTCAGACTGCTCTGTGAGCAACTCAGGATAGCGCATCTTCACAACACAAGGTTTATTTAGAAAATATCCTACAACTCGACGATCTTCATCTTCACCCACAGTCATCTCAGTGGTGTCTGCAATAATGTCTTCACCAGACTTCAAGAGCAATAGTTTAATAGTCATTCTTAGTCTTTACCTCCAGGTATTATATCAAGAAAAAAGAGGGGCGTCAACTGGATTGTGCCAGTTGCCCCTCTGCGGCGACGATATTCAATTATATTTATTGAGTAACTCTTGCGATCGGAACTCAATATTGTCTTTTCCAAGACCGTCACAACAAACCTTAAAGGTCTTCTCTTCTTCTCCGTCTTTTTCGTTAATGTAATCTGCGTTAGTACAGGTCTTATCCTTGTATCTTAGTTGATGAAGTTTGACTGCCTCTTTAGCTTGAGCATAATCTTCAATTCCGTTATGCATCATCCAGTAAAGGTTTTGAACTGCAGAGCGACGAAGAATATCTTTTTCAGCGAGAACTTTTTCAGAGATCATTCTCTTCAGATACTGACCCAGATCTTCAAAGACGTTGTTGAATTCTTCTTTATCCTCTGGGACAAGTTCAGGAGACTCATAGAGTGCATTCAAAGAACCCTGATTGATTGCACTGAAGTTAATCTTCCCATCATAATTGGCAGTAAAATGACAGTCACGATCTTCTGCATCATCAATTTGAGTTGCTTTACGAACAAAGTCAATGCACTGAACGATCCACTCATCTCCTGACAGACGAGAGACATGATCTTTGAAAATCATAGAAAGAAGAGAAGCATTTTTCTCTGAAAGTTCACGGATGTAATCTGCCCAAAGAGAGTTTGATGCATTGCGATGTTCTTGATGGTTCAGGGGAACTCCGCTATTGAGATTTTCAAAAACCTCAGACAGACCCTCAAGACAAATTTGAGTATACTGACTTACAACTGCATCACGCTGCTCAACTGCGTTTTGCACATCAACGTCAAGTTCACTAAACTTACATCCACCACGAGGAACTTTAAAGGAAACAATACTTCCATCATCAATGTCGGAGATATATTGATATCTTCCTTGAGGAATCACCCACTTATCACCGAACAGTTCTCTCAAGAAAACAAATCGATTGTTTCCATCAAGAACAATATAATAATATCCTTGATTGATAAGGTCTTTTACGAAAATGGTGGTTTCGTTTTCTGAGAATTTATTAAGTTTTTTAAGGACTTCACGAAGGTCAACTAAAACATATGTGCCTTCGACCCTATTCATCAATAGGGATTTGAAAAATTTAACTTTGTCTTTTTGTTTCCAGGCAACTGGACGTTGAAACTTTTTCGGTGCTACAAACTGCTGATACTTCATCAGCATAATTGCGTGTTCCAGCACCTTAATATCCCTTTTCAAGGGAGTAAGGTAAAATTCGTTTTTAACCATTTTGTTTATGTAAATTGTTTCCCCTTATGAGGAAGTTTACGATGAAACAATCTAAACTCATGTTTCATACAACAGTATATAGCAAAAACCCCAGAGGTGTCAAACACTTCTGGGGTTCGGTTTTCCGAATGTTAGAATATCAGAACCAATCTTTCCTTTGATGTGCTTCAGGAACAACTTTACCAAGGACAACCGTCAAGAGCCCATCCTCAAATTCAACTGATCTAACTTCCGTATCCTCTGCCAGTGTCCAAGTTCTGGTGAAAGATCGTTGAGCCACTCCTCTATGGATGTACTCTTTTCCTGACTCTCCATCTTCTCTTTGTCCTTCGACAAAGAGTTTTCCGTCTTGTGTGTAGACATTTACTTGCTTCTTTTTAAATCCTGCGAGTGCTAACTCAAGCCTGGATTCTACGTTGCTGACCTGAATTAGATTATAGGGGGGATAATTCGTCGTTGTCTCGTGTAGTGTAAACAGACGATCGAAGTATTCATCCATACCTATGCTGTTCTTATTTATACGATCAAGCAACTGATCGATATTTGCAGCATTATACTTCATGAGGTTTCCCATTGTACTTCTCCTTTGTAAGCGAGATTTGATTGTGTGGACCCGTTCGGCATCCACTACTAATTATATCACAAAGCATAAAAAAGGGGGTGTTGGTAACCCCCCTTTTAGTAGCGTATATTCCGTATGTAGCGTGTCGCGCACGAAAGAGCGACGATTTATTTATGCTTCTTCTGTGGTTTTACCTTTCTTTCCAATATTATATTTTTGCTCAAGAATCCATTCACCCTTGTCTTTGTAAGCAAGAACTTTAATCTGGTTCAGTGGAGCAATATCAGAAACTGAGTCTTCTTTAACTACTGAGATAAGTCCCCAGTCAGCAAGCAAACGAGTAATACGGTTGCGGCGCTGTACATCATTAACAGTAAGATTAGCGTGCTTCCCGTCAAGGGCAAACAGTTCCTTAAAGTGAACGATAAAATATCTACCTTGCTTGTGCAAGATGTGACACGATTGATAGAGTTTCTTCTCCTTACGGGATGCAACTCCAATTCTGGTTAGCGTTTCTCTGACTTTCAGAAAATCATCGGGTTCATTCAAAAGAACCTCCACCATCTGATCTTGAGACCAATCAACCGTAGGTTCTACAGTATTAGTCATTTCCGTCCTCCAATATCAAGTCGTTGTTTAATAAAATTAATCTGTTCTTTAGTCAGGATTTTCAGAGCTTGAGATGCTTTTTCATTACTATATCCATAGTATTGTTTGACGCTTTCCAGGTCCGTGACTTTATCCTTTCGGAGCCAGGGAGAAAATCTCTTCTTTTTCCTCAGACTATTTAGATAAAAAGAATATTGCATATCTTTATCAAGAAAGTTATACCTATTCATTTCATTGGCGAACATGACACAATCAAGGTGCCCAGACAGACAACGATTAATGATATATGGAGGGTAAGAGCTAATGTCCTCACTTAGATCCTCCTTGTTGAAGTTGATTGAATTTAACCAGTCTTTGAGTTCCATTATCTAATAATTTGAATGTCATCATCATCGGTCCAGAGTTCTACTTTGTTTCTGAACCTACCTTCTGCTTTGAGTTTTTCATATCTCTTGGTCGCTTTCTTCTTCCACCAGGCAATAATGTTCTCAAGATAGAACTTGTCCCAGTTAGGTCCACGAACCAATTCCTCCTGCTCACCAAGAATTACTTCTTTGACATTTGAATATCCATATTCACAGAAGTAAGTTCTCTTCTTTTGAGTAAGAGACAGTGCGGTTTCTATCACTGAATTGAACTGCTCCAGTTTCTCATCCATCCCATTTTCCTTCAGAGAATTGCGGGTGATAGAAATCATCTTTGTCTGACGCTTCA